GAATGCGTTGGATTTAATTTGTTGCAGAAAGTACCCAAAGGCATTTCCATTTTAGAAGCCAAAACGCCCTTGTTTAGCTTCCATTTTTCTACGATTTCTTGTATCATCGGTTAGTTGTTTATAAGTTAAATGAACATTGATATTATTAAGCATTGCATCAAATCTGAAACTTTCAGTATATTGACGTGTGTTGTATCTGAAAACAAATTCATCTACATATTGTTGTAAATGTTTGTCGCTCATTGAGTGGTAAATTCCAATTGTACCACGTTTCAATAAACTCCAAAAACCCTCTAAAGTATTAGTATGCGTATCGCCACTAACATATTCGCCTTTATTGTGTTTTACAAATTTATGTTTGAATGATTGTGCCAAACCTTTGTAGCCCCACCATTCGTCAGTATGTAATTTACTGCCAAACTCTAAATTTTTGTAAACGAACTGGCGTAAATTGTAACCTCTTGTATCGGGAACTTTCTTTGCTCTTAATTCGCCACCACGTTCAACTATTCCTGCAACTGCTGATTTAGTTTTAACGCTACGCCCTTGCGTTCCATCGGTTTGTTTTGCTTTGTGCTTATTGGCTTCTTTTCCACCGATAAAAGTTTCATCCGCTTCACAAACTCCACTTAATTTTTCATCAGAAGTATGTAACCCGAAAGTAAATCTAACTCTGTGAAGCATAAACCACGCTGTTTTTTGAGTTACACCCAAATCTCTATGCAATTGTAAAGATGAAATTCCTTTTTTATGTGAAGTGATTAAGTAGATAGCGGCAAACCATTTTTGCAATGGTATTTTGCTATCTTCAAAAATAGTTCCAACACGAACCGAAAACTGTTTTCTACATTTCGCACACTTGTAAACTTTTCCGTTTGAAAAACTATACGCTTTATCGTGCTTACAATCTGCATAAGGACAAACTACACCGTTTTCCCAACGTATCATTGCTAAATATTCGTTGCAAGTTTTTTCATCCTTGAAATAAGTAATCAACTGTAATAAGTTTGTGAATTTCTGTAACGCTACCATATCTTTTAATTTGATAGTGTAAAGATACAACAAAATAATTAATATCAATTATTTATTTAGATTTATTTTTGCTTTAATATCAATATTTTAAAGAACTTATGATTTTTTATTTGGGTTGAATAAATATATAGTTACCCTCTATTTTTAAGTTATTGTTAAAGGTTGGTTATTTCTTGTTACGATTTAATTGTAATGTGTATTTCAACCGATTTCTTACATTTTGCCGAACCTAATTCGTATTTACCACTCGCATGATGTTGGTGGCTTATGTCTAAATCAGCAGCTTCATCATCATAAAAATAATCTGAATAGTAATGTATTGGGAAATCAGCTAGCGCATCCACACCATAAACTTCTTCTTTTTTGAATCTCATTATTTCGGTCGCTATGATTTTCATATCTTCTAATTGTTAAAGTTAATTGAATTTATAATTGAAATTTTGTTTAACCTCGTTTGCTCTTGTTTTAAAACTCGAATGCTTTAAATCTACAATCATTAATCTTTGTTGGATTAAATCAAAATCTACGTTATCCGGTATTATCCCGAAACATTTTGCGTACCATTTGTAAAACGCTCTAAATTCTTTCATCTTTTAATTGGTTTGTTTAAAATCTTTTTGTTTGGATCGGTTTTCGTAACGTTTTCAAAAACGCCTTGATTCCTATCCATTATCTTACATAGTAAAATAAAGTTGTTTACGTGGAATATTTGATTTGTGGTTTTCATTAGTAGAAGTTTGATGGTTTAGTTCCAGTTTCTTTGTACATATCCCGATAACGTACTGGTTCGCTGTCGTAATTTTCATCGGCTGCAATTTCGCCTTTTTGCTCAATCAATAAATCTTCAACTAATTTAAGTTGTTTTGCGGTTATTTTTAAGTCAATCCAATTACCATTAACAGTAAATCCGAAACGCTCAATCTCGACGTTCCCATCGATTAATAGAGCGTATATTTCGTGAGTTTCAACTTTAGAGTAAAATCCGAAGTCGTTAACGCTGTCGTTAATTTCATTTTTTCTAGCTTTGATTAAAGCGTTGAATACGCTATCTGAAATGTTTTGCGTTGGCGAAGTTGCTTTGAATAAGTCTTGTGTAGTCATAATTTCTAAGTGTTTTGTTATGCAAATATAAACCTTTTTATTTAATTACAAAACTTTTCTTTTGTTTTTTTATGTTTTGTTACAAAAAAATCCCCAATCGGTTATGACTGGGGACTAACAAAACTTAACTGAAAACAAAAATTACACTTCAAAGATAAACAAAAAAGGGTTAACCGCTTAAGTTCAACCCTTTTTTTTCAATCAACCCAAAACCATGAATAAAATTTACATTTCAAATATAGGAATTAATTTTGAATAAACTAATTTATTTCGTAATTAATAAATAACCGCTTACTGCTCCAACAACCATAGTGCTGTACTTCCAAAAGTTCTTTTTACGTCTTTCGCTCCGAACTTGTCTTTCAATATCTTTAATCGCTAAGTCTTTTTCACTATTTGCGTTTTCGTAAGCTGATGAAATATTATTGATTGATATTTTTAAGGTATCAATAGTTTTATTTGCGACTTCATATTTTTCATTCGTGGCGATCAATTGGTTTTTCAATATCGGAGTATCGTATTTTAAACCATCGTATTTAATCAATTCCGAAATTACCAATCTACTAACATTGTCTTTTATCGCTATCGTAGTTGTGTCGATTGATTTCACGCCCTCGTTTAACGAAAACCTATCTAAGTAGTAATTCGCTATATCTGAATTATTATAACTCTTTAAAACAGCTAATTTTGAATTAACCGATTTTTGGGAGTTGGTTAATTTGTTTTGATAGTCTTTAACTTGGTTCTCTAATTCCGATACTTTTAACTTATAGTTTTCAATTACGGTTTTCGATTTGTCGGTTTCGCTTCTTGCAGTTCCTAAATGTTCTTTTGCTTTATCTTTGTGAGTTTCCGCTAAAGAAGTTTGAGAACCTTTGCACGTCATCATTAAAAAGATAATCATTAAAGACACGATTAAAAGTAACTTCCAAATATTCCGTTCTATCCAAAGTGCGTTTAATTTTCTCATATCATCGCATCGTATTTGATTACAATGTCAGCAATTTCTTTAGCTAAACCCTCTTTGTTTTCGTGGTAAGCGTTTAAATCATTTATATTTGAAATAAAACATAACTCCAATAAACAAACTATTCCGTTTTCACGCATCAATGCTAAACGCCCACGATGACTTTGGCTTTCATTGATTACACCACGGCTTTTTATTCCTAATCGAAAGGCTGTTTTTTCAACCAATTCTTTTGCAAAAGCATAGTCCAGTCTGTCCGCATCACTTCCGACTAAAGACGTTGTTCCGGTTGCCGTTGGCTTGTCAGAAGCATCAAAATGAAACTCCAACACAACGGATGCGCTTCCCGTTTTTATTCGCTCTAAATACTGCCCTAGCCGCTCATCGTCGTTATCCGAAACATACGGAGCGTTTTTCTTTTTAAGTTCGGCAATTACAAGGTTTCTAAACTCTACTGCCAAATCGGCTTCGTGGTATCCGTTGCCAACTGCTCCCGGATCAATTTTAATTCCTTTCGGGTTATGCCCCGCTGAGATAAATATCATAATTTTAGGTTTTAATGTTAAATTCTTGCTTTAGCCAAAGTTAATAACACTTGTCTGTGATTTGCAATACATTCTTTTTTATTCCAATAACTTTCAGATGATGACCAGCTTTTTGTCCCCTCAGTATTCCAAACTTTCCAACGGTGTTGAAACCATTTTCTTTTCACTTCAATTGGCTGGTTATCCAAAGCTATTTCAAGTTCAACAGCATCTAATTCCGCAAGAGCCTGATTTAAGAAACTTCTTTTAGAGTATGCGATTATTTCACCGTTTCCGGCATACGCATACCAACGATACTTTTTTGTTTTTTCGTTTAGAACAAATTCCAATTTTTCTCTTGCCATAATTTTTGAGTTTTAAGTTAGTCTATTTTTTCAGCAGTAACGATAGCATACCATCCAATTACTAAGGCAATTGCAAAGTAAACTATCAATCCGATTATTAAATTTTGTGACATAATTTTAATGTTTTGAAAACCAAAGATATGAAAAATTTATTCTAATCTCTTTCTACTTTCTTCAAATTCATTTTTAGGCATTTCTTGTAACGCTTGTCCAAACATAAAGTTTTCTAGTTCTTTCCTTTTTATTTCAACTTCTTTATTGTCGTTTTCAATAATCAAAGTTCTGATTTGTTGCGCTTGTAACTTCCTTTCTCCACTAGATTTGTGAAAGTAAAAAAATATTTTTAACCCAAAATAAATTAACCCAGCAATTGAAAATAACGCCTTGATTTCGTTATCTACATTTGAGAAAATTAAATTTACGTTTGTGAAAGTGATTACAACTAATTCAATTAATGACAACCCCCAAACGAAACAAAATATTGAATCAATAGCGATATAAACTTGCTTCATTTTATGCGTCTGGTTCATCTGTTAAAAACACTTCGATTGAACTCATTACAGCAGATATACCAACCCTTAGAACTAGCATTATCAAACTATTGTCTGTATATCCAATTCCTAACATTATAACAATTGTAGCATCGGATATTAAAGTAACCGCCTTACGTAGTTTTCTAAACCACACAGGTGTATTTTTGTTGATGTTTTTTAAAACCTTTGTCATTTTTTAATTTTTATTGTTGTTTTTTCTGTAGCGTGTCGATTAATATTTTAGGTATCATTTTTAAACGTTTAATAGTTCTTCTGTTTTAGTAGATAGTCTTTCGGCTATCAATTTCATTCCGTCATAATCCCAATGGTTTAAATCTCTTAATGTTGCGTCTGTACATGGTATTAAATAACAATTATCAACTTCGGTACAAATTGCTGTAATACTATCGTTGTAATTTGCTCCCGATGAACCAGCCATTATTTCAACAAATAAGAAAGGCGTATCTGCTCCCATAATAGTCCTTAATTCGGCTATATGTGCTATTGTATCGCCTTTCCACGTTACCTCGTTTGTTCCTGCAATAGCATCATTAATCCCTTGTGTGTACCAAATAATAGGCTTTGGTGTTTTACCTTCCGATGTCAGAATGTCAACAGCAGCCTCGTAGCGTGCTATCAGCTTGTTTAAATAAGCACCACCTACATTCCATTGCGCTATTGTTGACGCTCCTTGACCTGTTTTAACTAAATAAACTTGTGATTCAGTTGCAAAAAAATTATCTTCAACACAATTTGCTAGTCCTAATTCCCACCCATGTGATGTATTATCTACAAATCCTACGTGGTCTTGTAAATTATTAACCGTAACGTGCAAATCTTCAAAGAGTAAAGTATATTCGTCTAATTTTTGAACGCTACTCCGTGCCGATTTTTCATAGGTTGTAGCGTCCGCATTATCTGCATAACCACCTGAATTACTTTCACCGCTAAACACGATTAAAAACACCTCATTTAAGGTTGATGTTCCTGTAGCGTTTGAAATAGCCTTACTACTTAAAATTGACATTATCCCCATTACGATATAATTACTTCATCTAATCCAAATGCTGGTGTTCCATGTTTACCACTATAAAATTGTATTTGTACATTATAACTTCCTGACGGTGTCGCTGCTGCTGTTCTCCATGTTGTGAACGTAACCCCGTCTGTTGAGTGTTGTAGTCTAATAAATGAACCATCATAATATAAAGCAGCCCAATCACCAGCAGCATAAGTTTGATTTGGCGTATTGTCGTAAGTACCGTTGTTTTTTCGTCCTAAAGAATTTGTTAAACCATAACCTACATATATACCAAAATTTAAACCTGAAGCACCTGATTCACTATCAGCAGCCGTCGACGTTCCTAAAGATACGGCAACTGCTTTACTAACAGCATTAATTTTAAATTTCAATCTTTGCCCGTTTGATAAAGTTTCATTTGATACTGCTACGCCTGTCGCTGTGCCCCATCCATCCGATGTAGTTTTTCTTCTTATCCCTTTTGATGAATTATATTGTTCACATCCAAAAGTCGCATCAGCCCCTAAAACTGACCATGTTAAATATCCGCTTGGCGCGTCTGTAGTATCGCTAACAACAACCCAGTTAGAAGTTAAGAAACCTACTGCTAATGCTTTAATTCTGTAATAATATGTCGTTAATGGCGCAAGCCCACTATCCGTATAAGTTAATACGTTTGTAAAAGTCAATATTGTTGTTGGGCTTGCAAAAGCATTGGTAACATCCCTTTCAATAGTATAACCCGTAGCATTAGTTACAGCGTCCCAAGTCATTGTAATTGCATCGTCTGTAACAGTAGTAGTAACAAAATTAGTAGGAGTTGCCAATGTAGCACCTGTGCCACCACTACCCTCTGAATAGCTAGAACTCCAAAATAAAGAAGTGCCATCCCAATAAAAACCTAATAAATTAACATCGCCAGCACCAATTCGATAAGAAACATCCCCGAAATTACCTGTTAGTGTTGGAGTATAACCGCCTGTTCCGTTTTGAATCATTTTAAGAATCCCGCTTGCAACTACTCCTGATGGCAAGTTAGTGATTGATAATGTTCTATTACCACCGATAGTCCATTCTGCAAAACTTCCTGTGCTAAAATCCCAAGTAGTTGTAGCACCGTCTGTTAATGTTATTTTTGAAACCGCTGGTGTTTCATTAGCATCAATCCCGTCATAACTAACCTTACTATCGACATTACTCATATTGGCAATAGCTTGTACTAAATCCGCATCGGGACTTCCGCTATCGTTGTATTTATTAGCGTAGTCTGTTACAATCCAAACTAAACTAGCTGTTGTAAAAATATCGGCTGGGAGTGTTTGAGTGCCATCTGTACCGAATTTACGAATATCAATACGCCCTATGTAATCTTTAAAACCATCAGCACCTAAATCAACTACGCTATAAATAGTGTTTGTTATACTTGGTGTTGCACCATCAAAAGCGTTATCACCAAAAGAAGTGCCAGCAACTCTATTTAAAATGTTATTTTGCGTATTACCCGCAAAAGCACTGTCACTAAATCGATATATTAACCCAAAAGAATCATCTACTTTAATATTAGAAGTGCTAGTTGCTGCAGAACAAAAAGACGTAGCTAAATCAAAATCGGTATCGTAAGGAACTGAAAATCTATATACACCACCCGAACCCGCCACCGTAAAACTTTCATTTGTTTTGGTTGCAGCCGTAAAATTTTCAATAAAAGCCCTCGCACTACTTAAAGACGTAATCGCTTCACCCAACAAATCTGTAATTTCAATGTAAGGAGCGATTGTATTATCTATACTCGTTTTAACTAAATTTAAAGTAGGGTATTTGTCGGTGTCGTAATTTAAAACGCTATTTTCTTTGTTTGTTAACACCTCGTAAAGCGTATCGAAATAAGTTTTAAGAAACGCTTTTACATTAGTCCAAGTTATTTTTTTAAGAAGTCCACCCGCCGTTAATGCAGTAGCTACATAGTCCGTATTGTTTGGTGTAGCATCACCAGCAGAGCCAATTAACGCACCTATTGTAGCAGTAGTTTCGGGAGTTATATCATCTAAAGTAGCTAAAATGTAATCGCCAGTTGCTTTATCTGATGGTAAGGAAAAATTAGTATCATTATCAGCGACAGGAATAACCAATGCGTTATTATTACTAACCCCTGTATTTTGTATTCTGCAATCTATTGCAGAAAATCTTACAGCTTTTAATTGTTCATCAGCATCTTTGTAATATACATCTGTATTTAATTTACTAAATGATGCACCACCATTTACATTTTCAACTTCTCCAGCATAAAACTCTATTAAAGGGTCTACTTCATCTAAATCAATTTTAATATAACTTAAGAAATCTGTTGAGTTTGCAGAATTACCCTCGTCCAAAACCGATTGTAAGTCTTGAGAACCACCACCGCCCCCCGAAGCACTTACAATAGGATTTAAAGGGTCTGTGTTATCTACTGTGACATTTGTTCCCGCTACAATAGATTGAATAGCTCCATTCTCTAAATAAGGACTGTAATTTAAAGCATTTAATCGAGTTCGTAAAAGCTCAACACTTGCAAACGTTTCAACTACACTTGCATCGGTTTCATCTATAACTTGAACGTCATCAATACCAACAGCTTGTTTTGGTATATTAGAACCGTTTAACGCTTGTAATACTACGGTTTGAGTAACTTCATCTAAAACGATATTCCAATCGCTTAAATTAACCTCTTTCGCTCCGTTGTTATACGAGTGCCACCAACCACTAGTCTTTTTATAGAATATAAACATTATCGTTGTATTTTGAATTTATAAGAACCACTACCAATGTTAACCGCACCGCCAGTATGATTATGTACAACAAAACTAACCTCATCAGCATCGGTTGCAATCGGCACACCTACTACTAAACTTTCTGTTATAATTTCAACTGGATAAGTTAATTGAATAAAGTCACCTAAAACAACACCAGTAATAGCCGTTACAACTGTATAGCTTGCGTTACTTGCAATACTTGGCAAATCGATAGTTTCAGTATGGTTAATTTCAACACCTTTAGCTGGCATATAAGCGTAATTAATATTGTTACATTGCTTATTGTAATGTTGTAAACAAAATCCATCAATACCAACACTTGCCATTGTCGGAGTTGAAGCAGCATCGAATTTAAAAATCCATCTAAAAGTATAATCTCCAGTATCGGTATAAATATTTTGTCCTAATCTTATCCATTGCTCAACTGGGTAATCGCTTAAATCAAAGATATAAGTTTCTTGCAAAGCAGCGTTAAAATACACTTCTAAATGTACTATATTATCGCCCTCGTCATATTTGTAAAACATCGCACTAATTAACGAATTGCAAGGTTGCGGATTGATATAAGTATCTAACAAAGCCGTACTTTGAACTACTAAATCGGTTGTTTTGTAAGCCGTATTAGTGATTTTCATTGCCCCAAAACCTTGACCAACGTCAACCGTTGAAGCGTATAAGCTATTAACTTCTTGGGTTACACTTCCAGTACCACTAACAACCGCCATATCAAAGTCAGTACCATCGAAATTACAGTATTTAGGTAATAGGTTTTCGGCATAAACCGTATTATATTCGTTTAAATTGATTGTCGCTTGCATTATGTATCGGAGTTAATAGTTAATGTAAAAGTTCTTGCTTCACTTGGTAAAAGGACGCCAACGGTTCTAACTATGTAAGGTTGCCAATCGGCATTAACACCTAAATAGTAGGAAGTATCACCTCTTAATTCACCAGCATCGATTGTAAATACAGTCGTACCACTTGGTAATGATGCTGTTGTACTTGGATTTGTGTACGTTCCGTTAATACGAATACTACGCCCTTGTTTTACAAATGTTATCCCGTAAGTTATCACAGAACCGTTTTTAGTTGTGTAAGTTTCATCCGTTGAACTATCCGCTAATTTAGTTGGATATAATTCGTTGATAGTTTCAAGTGCAGCACTTCTAACTTTAGCTTGTGTTATTAAAGCCGTTAGAAATCCGTTTACCGCTGCTATTAATCCGCTTTTTGTTGCCATATCTTAATCAATTAAAAAATCATTAGTAAAATCGTCTGCATCAAACTCACCATCCTGAATAGTCCAATTCCAAGTATCAATCGGAAACCCACCCCAATACTCAATTCCATTGTAAACGGTATTAACAACAAGCGAATAACTACCATTAGCAAATGTGTACGAACTTAAAGCCGTTAATGTTAATTTGTTTGTAGCTATGGAGTTTGCGCTTGATGTCAATACTAAAATATCGTCCTTATAAAGTTTGTATTCAAATCCCGCTGTTAAATTCGGTGCTTTATTGAAGTTTATATATATTCCGGCTACTCCGATTGCCGTATTGAATCCCGATAAAGTGTAAACTGAATTATTCGCTACGAATCTTGAAACTTGGTTAAAAGGCTCGTAGAATTGATAAGCGAAAGTAAATAATTCGTTTGTTGGGTTGCAAGTAAAAGTAGCTGCAAACCAATTCGCATCGCCCTCACGCTTATCTTTTTTAATGTCGGTTCTCGTAACCCGTACACCATTTAAATAAACAAAAGGACATTGACATAATCTTTGCAATCTACGAAAGGTGAAAATATCCATTCCCGAAATATTATATTCGTCCAAAGGAGTTATAATACTTCGATAATCAACTACGCTTCCCTCAAATTGGGTATATTGTTTTGAGTTTTCCTCGTCCGCTATGTCGTTGTGGTAAAAATCAGCAAATCTAATTGAAGCGTGCAATCCATCGTAAGTTGTTCCATTTAATTTTGCCGGATGCCAATAGTCAAATCTTGCTGATAATCGCGAATTGTTAGCCGTTAAAAGGAAGTTGTTAGAATACCAAACGTTTAAGTTAGTATTATCGGTAATCCGTAAATAAAGAGGTGTTGACCAATAATCTACATTAATATTCCCGAACTCGTAGCGGATCTGGTCAATTCCGTTTTCATCGGAAAATATTTCATAGAAAAACTGTGAAGTGATATTCTGAACGACATTTTCGCCACAATCGACTAATTCAACTGTAATCCCTCCAACGAATGAAATAGGAGTATTTGAGTTGGATATTTGAAACCACGTTTCAGTAGGTAGCATCTGCAAAAACCCCTGATACCTTAATGTAGAAATAGCGGGATTATCGCTATTCTTAGCGACTGCAAAACTTGTATAGAACCTTAAAAAACTGTAGTCTTGTACGTTCATAGTTTACGTTTCACAACGTTGTTTTAAATTATAGTATTTAGTACCATCACTAAATCGTTAATACTCGGATAAATAACCGAATTAAAATTAACTGCATCAAATTTATAAAATTTAGTTATAGCTTTATTGTTTTCGTCAAAAAACTTTATATAATCGTTATCGGCTCTAAACCAATTTATACCCGTTGTTTGAGGATAAGGCGTTCCGTTAATCGACAATACTCCAGAAACAAAGGTCACAATCAATATTTGTGGCTCGTATTTTTCTTCTACAACAAACGTCAATCCTCTGTCTGAAAGTAAAAAACTATCTTGTTGAATATATCCCTTTTGTGGCTCACCCATCAAATCCAAGAACCGGATAAATCCTTTTTTGGTTTTGTATAAGTCCATTCTCTCTTTTATCTCGTCGAATTTACCTACTATCGTAAGGTTTAAGATGTTTCCTGTTATTATTGGCTCAGGTAAATCGCTAAATAAAATAGTGCCGTTTTCAACTACATCAACACTTTCAGTAGTCAAACGAGTTTTTAACGCTCCGTTGGATTTAAAGAAACTATTAATAATGTCTTTTTTGGAATACATAAGCATTGAAGCTATGTACTTATACCAATGAAACATATTTCTTTTAATGGTGTATCGTAAGTTGGCGAATTTAGGAGTTACGCCATCGATTAATGAAAATCCTTGATTTGTTCTAGTTTGCCAAAGTACATTAGTATAGTAGTATTTTAACTCGATATACCCATCCCCATTGGCTGGAGACATTGCAAACGTAGGTGTCAATATCAATACATTTGCAGTTATAGAATAAACGATATAAATACCAGCATTTGTCCCGTTTAGTATTTCAACGTTTTGCCCTACACCCATACCTAAAGTAAGCCAATTTATAGGAGCATCACCACTATCGCCCTCGCTATCTCTATTTAATATCTCTAACCTTCCGTTTATAATTCTAACCAATAGAATAGCGTACAATATGCCGAATGAACTAGGAGCAAGTTGTATAACATCTTCAATGCAAATTGTATTATCACTATCGGTAGATGTGGTAGGCTTGCTAATTTCCAAATCAACAATATCCTGAATAGCAAACGGATCACGTACTAAATCATTTTTAATTTCTTTTACATTCTCGACTTTAATATTTTGTAGCTTCCATTCTGATTGCGTATGTACTGCTTCACTAGTGCCTAATAACGTTCTGTCTTGTGCAAAATTTGAATAATCGAATTTAAACTTATTACAAGCAAAACGGTCATTTACATCAATAGTCAATCCCTCGCTAGGAATTTGTGTATAAACTCCAATTTCATCATTTGTATAGAAGTCCTCAAATTGACCGATAAACATTTCCTCTTCTGAAATCTCTACATCAGCACAAACTTCTTCTAAACTTTCGTAAATCTGTTTAAGTGTGAAGTATAGAAAATCTGTATTTTGACTAACCATCCTTTTATTGAAACAAAATTGGTCATAGAATTGACCGCTTACATCAAATTTAGTAGCATTAAACGGTAAGTCGTGAACCATTTTATTGCCTTGTTTCATTAAATCTACATAACGAACTGCTTTTTGTACGTTATCTAATGATGATGAATTAGCAATTAAATCAACTTTCATTGAGTTTGAAATAAACATCGCTATATTAGAAATAGGAGAGGGAGCTGGCAAAGGATTAGGTGATGTACTTGAAAAATACAACCAAACCTTTTGTCCTATTTCCAAATAAGGAATTACAACGCTATAAGATTGATTTGTTAATGAAAAACTACTACTGCTACTAAATAAATCAATTGTAGTCCAATCATCTAAAGGCACATTCCCATAAGCTACTCTTAATCTATGGTTAACAAAAAAACCACTAACATTAATCGCTAAATTCAATTCCGAAATATCAATACGTAAATTTGTAATTCTTTTTTTTGCTTTTACTATTGTTCTCTCTTGAATTAACGATTTTACCAAATCTGTGTCGGCAGTATCGTTTAAATAGGTTATCGCTTCAAATGAAGTTAGAGTGTTTGATATACCGTAGGAATTGACTTGAATACATGGATTGTAAACATACGCATCGCCACCATAAAGAACCTCGTTACGATTAAATGAAGTTGGGACTGTGAAATTACTTATTTCTTCTTGTGGAATAGCACGCCTTAAATAGTTTAAGGTTTCAATCGGTGTTACGGCTTGTTCAAATACTCCTTTATCTGCAAAAGCATTCAATGTAGTATCATAATTTCTTTTATAATCCGCAACCTTACCATTATCTATTAAAGCGCATTGAAAATAAGTATATCCGTCTGTTAAGTCTTTTCCTTTAGCGTCTAGTTGATATGATTCATAAAGAACACCGTTAACGAATATCCCAAAATCAACATCCATTTCAAATCCGAACTCTTTATGTATCGGTAAAAGCCATTCTAAACCATAATTAAGATGTTCCGAAGCGTCCCCTAATGGATTTATTATTTGAGAAACGCCAGTAGGTATTCCCCACGCATCAATAAATGTCAGTTTATCTACTTCTAAATAACGCCTTTGCCTTGCAAATCTTTTTGGCTCTTGCTCGGTTTTTAGTTTCGCTGCGTCAAATCCAACTGGTTCATTTATCATAAACCAATCGGACATATTTAAGGAATTGAACCTTAAACCGAATGTAACCAAGTCAGAATCTAAAATATCCATTTACACTGATTTTCCTTTGAAGCTCCAACGATCATTTTGTATCTCTTTTGTTGAATGTCCGTTTCTTACTAATTTAGTGAACCCCGAACCGTTCATATTTATACTAACCGTTTCTTTGTTTTTTACTACATCGATAAGCTCGTTTAATTTCGCATCGGAATAACCGCTGTTTTGTATTTCAACTTTCGGCATCGAAATTCCGTTATTCAATAACATAGCGTTCAAATTGTCGTTGAACATTAAAGCCGTTTCTGCTGCTGTCTTTACTACTGTACCTTTAGGAGCGTTAACAATAACGTCTTTACCTTTGTAAATCTTTCCTTTTCCATCAGGAGTAATTACTAATTCCTGTCCAAGTCCTTTATCGTTAATTTTCATTAATCCTCCCTCGTGATTATCTGTTCCTTTCCAATACTCAGGGATTTGTTGACTTGAAACAATAGCTAATTGTGCAGCACCTAAAGCAGCGAATAATATTGCACCACCGTAATTTTGCTCGGCTAATGCACCTACAACCGCTTGAGCAGTATCAATTATAATATTAAATATTGCAGTTTGTTTCTGTTGCTGTGCTTTTTTACGTTCTAATTGCGCTCTTCTTGCTTCGTATTGTCTTTCGATTTCCTCACGTGCTGTGGTGCTTTCTCCAGCGAAGGCAATAGCGATTTCCTTCTCACGTTCTAAATTATTGAAAGCGTTTTCAAAGCGTTGGTTTTGTAGTTCTGTAATCTTATTGAATACGTCTTGAGCAACTTCTCCGACAGCATTAAAAGTAATAGCGAATTTCTCTTGCATTGAATCCGCTTTTTCCATTAAGTTTTCAAATGCAGTTTTCCCATTCTCTTCAAAAACAGTAAAAAATGCAACGCTATTTAATCCTAAATTATTTAAAAACTCACTTTCAAATGATTGCAGAAAAGCCCTAACTGCGGAATCCATTTTTTTAGTTTCTTCCGTTAATTGAGCAGTTGACATTTTTTGTTTCTCAAATGCTTCAGTAGTTTTTAATGATGCATTAGCCATTGAATTACTATCTTTTTCGATAGTATCAATTAAAGTGTCATAGTACTGTAATATTTCGGTAAACTTTACAAATTCCTCTCTAGTGTTGGTTGTTGATTGTTGTAATTCAGCATAACCACTTCTTATTTCTTTTAGCTTTTTAAGAAGTCCATCTTGAGCATCGATTTGCATTGTGATAGCTTCGATATCTTCTCGTTGCTCACCTCTTGTTTTCGCATTGCTTTTATTTTTTATTGCTTCTGCTTGGTACTCAAGTCCGATGGTTTCTTTTTTCAGCTTGATAATATCCGTGTCGTTTTTAATAGATTGTTTTGTAATAAACCCGATTTGCTTTTCAATTGACAAACCTTTTTCTTTGGCGTTATTTAAGTTTTGCTCTGCAATAAGTAGTTTATTTCTATTAGCTTGCGCTGCTGCTCTGTCTGCTATTATAGGTTTTGCACTTTCAATGTCAAATAGCTTTTGTGCCTTGGATATTAATTTAGTCTGTATTGATAACTCTGATTCTAAATCAATTATCTTTTGTCTATTGGCGACATTTAATTCTGACTTCTTTTCAACTTCTTTTCGCTTCTCTAACGCTACAATTAAGTCGTTTACGCCTTTAGAGTATTGACCATCTACAAGCATAGCGTCTTTAACGCTTCTTATGTAAAAAGGATATTGTTTCAACAAAGCGTCTTGAGCAATTTTTCTTTGTTCATCACTTAATTTTCTATCATTAAGAACTGCTAAATACTTTCTTAATTCTAATATTTCAGCTTGCGCATCCTTACGCCCTCCTAATTTTGCATTATTGAATTCCTTTTGTCGCTCGGTTAATTCGGTCAATGCTTTATCGCCTTCAAATAAACTTTGTACCCAGTTGCCAATTTCTTTTCCGTATGCGCTTAAAACAGCCACACCAACGTAAAGCAAAGTATTAAATGAAAGTATTGACGCTCCAATTTGCGACATTACACTTCTTGTAGCTTGTCCTTCTGCTTTTAATATAGCATTTTGCGCTGTAATTCCTTTAATAGCGTCTTGTAAAGCACCAATATTGTTAGTTATAGACATTATACCAATCTGCATAGATTGTCCAAAATTCGGAAGCTCTCGGCTTATTTGACCTATTGCGTTTGATAACGGATTGAAACCACTTGCATAGTTTCCGACATTACGCCCGTACTTTCCAATAGCTTGGTCAATACCACCTAAAACACCTTGATATTTTTTTGTTAGGTTAGTTAATGTTGCAAGTCTTTTTTCCTCGTTTTCATTAAGATTGTTATAACGTTCTTTTTTTGCTGATAGGTTATTATATTCGGCTGCAACTAAATTTAATTGTCTTTGTGTTTTATTATAAACATTGGTCAAGATAGATGCTTTAGCTTCCTCTTTTTCCATTGCTTTATTTTTACGCTCGATTGCAGCTTCGGTTGTTATGATTGATTTGGTGAGGTTATTGTTTGATATTGCAGTTCGGTTTTGAGCTTGCGCATAACGCTCAAGTTTAATTTGCAACTCTGTATATAGTTTTTCCTGACGGATCAATTTATCATTTAATGATTTAATAGCGGAATCCGAACCGCTAGGAGTTTTAACCGAAATCATATTATCGTTTACTGCTTTGACGTTAGCAACTGTTTTTACAATCTCTGCGTTCAAAGCCTGTAAGTCTTTTAATGCGCTAGGGCTAAGTACTTCAATAAATTCGCTATCGTTTGCCATTTCTCATTTTATTTGCGTTTTCTTCTTGCTTTGCGGATATTTTCTCGGCTTGTTTTACGTAAGCTACATATTTATCCAACATAATGCCGTCTTTTATTTGTCTATTGACAACGCCCTCAATCGCTACTATGTTCTCCTCATAGTCAAATGCTTTTTGTATGCTTTTTTTCGTAGCGTTTTCATACTCCGCTTTCGCAAAAGTCAATTCATTTTGTATAACCCCAATTTCAATAGTCAAAACCCTATGCACTTCTTCAATAAATGGTTTTTCTGTATCTATTTCAATGTCATAACCAGTCTTTAACGCTTTCACAAAATCCATTCTCATTTCCTTTGTGGTCTTATTGTAGTAATAAAAATGTAATGCTTGTTTAAGTATCGCAATCTTATTTTCCAATCCAGCTATTTGCTTTGTAAGCGTTAAATATCGATTTGATTCCGGATTATCCGATTTTAAAAAGAACTCGTCGTAAATAGCTATAAAAACCGATTCCAATCCTTTTTCACGTGGTTTTGGTTTTAATAACTGCCAGTTCTTTGTACTTAAAATAGTAAAGAACGTTTTAGCTGGAATTGTATCTATTGAATTATACTTAGGCAATTTTATATTTTGATTTAATTTCTTTGATTAATTGAAAACGATAAACTTCTTTTTGTCTTTTGTCGAACCACTCCTGATTCAGTCCTAAAATATCTAATCCGTAACGGCCTACTAAATTATGAGTGTCGTTCCATCCAAAAATAAAGCCGCTTGCTAATGGCTTTAAAAATAACGTGCTTGTTGTTTTTCCTGTTAAAATCAAATCGACATTATAAAACCCCGCTCTTGGGTTTTGCTTATTTTTATCCAAAGCATATCCAAAAGAATGGTACTGCCCTATTTTCTCCCCGTTAGGTCTTAACCCTAGTTCAAAATCGTTAATTTTCTCACTTTTTAACGCTTCCTTGTCTTTTAGTACTATTTCCTGTACTAACGCTTTTGTTGTCGTTTGATTTAGCAACGGCGTTATTCTCCTTTGATATTCTGCTGGTGACATTGTGTTTATGTTTTCCGCAATCTTCGCACTTGCATTTTTTACTAATACTTGGGTTCTCTATAAATTCAGAAATTTGAGTTTCGTCCTTTTGGTTTGTATTATTTAAAATCCATTCCCTTTTTTCTTCTTTACTTAGTTTTAAGAAGTCGCACGCATCACTCTCAAATATGGTTATTCCGAAAATTTCAATACTTAATATCTTTTCCATAATGTTTGATTTAAAAAGAAAATGCAACCAAAATTATGATTGCATTCCCATCCTTGTTAAAAAATTATTCTACTTACGCAACCGCTATAATCGCTTCCGTTGTTCCCTCGTAGTATCTTGAACCTACCTTAGCAACCGCAATTGGAATTGTAGCGTCGTTTAGTTGTACAACCCAACTTTGAGCGGCTACTACTGCCGTTGTAGGTGTTAGCGCATATTCCTCAGTAGATGAATTGTAAGTAATAGCCGTAATAGTATCTGACGTTCCAGCTAAATACGCTTTTAAATTAGCAATCGCCAATCCCAAAAGATTAGAAGATAAATTCATTGAGAATTTCGCTTTGATATAAATCTTATTGTCAGAAGCATCCGCACGCCCTGTCAATACAATATCGGTAATCGGATTAAGTTGATTTGCGTCAAAACCTAATTCGCTACGGTCAATAACATAAGTGTTTAAATTGTACTCGTCCGTGCTTGTTAATTGAATAACAGTATTTGAATAACCGCTTACACTTCCATCGGTGTGGAAGTAAGTTCCTGTGTTTAACATTCCTAAAGAGTACCCTCTTAAAGTTGTTCCGTCCAACGCCCCCGCAATAGAACCATCTTCAAACACCAAAAGAATTTTGTATGCTTGGAAGCTATTCATTGAATACAACGCACGGGCGTAACTCCATCCTTTAAGGAATTTAAATGTAAACATCGGTAATCCATTACGAACCACTGACATAATACCGCCTTGATACTCCTCTGTTGTTGCCTCAGGAGTGCCGTTTACAACTTCAACTGCTCCAAGCACCGGAATAAACGTGTGGTCTTGAATAAAGTTGTTAGTTGTGGTTTCCGTAAATGTTCCTGATGTAATATCTACACTCCAAGATGGAGCAACGGCAATAAACCCTGTGATTCTGCCATTCTGTAAAATACAATCAGGAACACCTAAATTTTTAACTGACGTATCGCAGTTTTTTCTATTTCCTAGAATCATTATTTCTTATTTTTTAATTAATTATACATTTTGCATTTATTCTTAATCTGAATTTAATCAGTCTGGCATCTGTAATATCGACTATTGTCGATGGTGTTTTTGAACCGTTCGAGGTTTTCAAATCCTGACCTCCATCAATCCCAAAATTTGGCTCGTCTAAAATAGTATATTGTTTATCCAATGTTCCTGCAACTTCTACATATCCATTCAAAGAAAATATACTTTTAACCTTTTGCCATGTTGGCTCGATAATCTTGGTATAACTTTCCTCTTTACGTTTTGGATTAAACCAAGTACTTTCTGTATTTTGAAAAATATACAAACTTACATCTGTACTATACCACCCGTCAAACTCGGTAAAAGTGTTTAGAACGTACCAAACAAGCGGAAACTTTCTATCTATTTTACCTTTGTTGATTAACCAAGCGTTTAACTCTTTCTGGTCACCATATCCATAATTAATAGGATAATCAGTACCGTTGTAATTAATCGTTTGTTCATCAATCAAAATCCCTAAAGCCGTTGCAACAATCATAACCCTAATTGATTTTTAAAACCGTACTCGATTAAATTACAATCAGGATAGGTTGTTTCGTTGTCTTTTAGGAACTGAACCATTGAAACATAATTCGATGGTGATTGACTAGCGTAAAACGTGTCTATTATCAATCCATTATACAATGAACGGTTTCCTGCAAAACAATCTCCCTGATACATTTGTACAAACTCGTTATGTGTTTCTACAAAAGTTTGAGTTGAATTTACATTGATTGAGTTTTTTGATTCGGCTCTTATTTCGCCAACCCCAGACATAAAACTGACATTTCCACGAATCCAATAACAATAAACATAGTGCGCTAAAATCGACGTTTTCGACGTTCCCTCTGTATATTTCAAACCTTGCCAACGATAATTTGTACCATCAATTACGTAAGTACAACCATCAACTAAGTTTTTCCATTTTTGAGGCGCTGTATTACTTAAAACACCGCTCACTATATTGCTGTCTAAATCAGTGAAATTATCAAACCCTAAAGTTCTCTGTAAAAATAAACGCACCTTTCCATCGATGTACCGCCCTAAAGCAGCTTTTTCACCGCCCTGTAACTCTTGCGTGTTAGGTACGTTGGTTTCATCGATGAAATAGGTTTCGTCTATTATATACATTTCTTATTAGTTTGCGATTTGACCGTCAACTACTTTAGGAGCGTTATACGCCTTAACGTTTTTCTCCCATCCTTTATCAATAATACCTTTTTTCTCCATAATCAAGGCAACAGTCGGATGTACCGTATCTGTTTGCCCTTTTTTGTAGTGTTTGGTATTCTGATTAATGGTTACTACCACTTTATCCATGTGGTGATTGCCTGTGTATTCAGCTTGTGATTTTTGAATCTCTTCTGATCTCTCGGCTTTTTTTTCTTCGTCAACTACTGATGTAGTTTTTACTGCTTTGTCGCTCATAATATAAAAAATTAAGGTGTTTCTGATTCAATTGCTGTTTTAACCGCTGCAAATGTTCCTTCAACAAAAGCCACTTTCGCATTTTCGTAACCCCATAAGTGGTATCTGCTTTCTCCAACAAGAGAATACATATTGCTTTCAAAATCCGAAATGATGTTCGCTGCTGTTGCGCTTCCTTGAATACCTTGACCGATACGAACCGTAAACGATTTATAGGTATCTCTATGGATTTGTTTCCAATCGCCAACGATAAAACTACCAGCTGCAACTACTCCATAAGGGTCTTCTACAATAGCCATTCCTTCAATACGTGTTCCGTCGGGTAATACGAAAGGAGGTAATACATAATTTTCGTTTGCGTCTTTTGTAGCTCCCATTGCGTAAAGGTCTGCTGATGGAACAACCGCTGCGTTAGGAATAAACATCCCTTTTGAAGCAATTTTAATAGCGTAAGCCGCTGCTCTTATTACATCGTAATTACTTGGAGCGTCTGTTGATGCCGCTAAATCACCCGCTACAAAAGAAGGAGCATAAGCTGCTGCAAAAGTGAATACGTCCGCTTGTATTGCAATATCGTGTTGGTAAACCAATTCATTTCTGATGATAGACATGATGTTTGGAATATCATCCAAAGCCTCTTCTGAAATTTTGGTACGCCCAGCCATTTTTTTGGCAGTAGAATAACGCAAAACAAACGACACAGAAATAAGTGGTTTTAACGCCCCTTCTGCTGTAATTTCCATTGTTCCTTCTGTTGGAATTTTATCCATGTAAGGCAATGAAGCCTTATTAGTGTTCCCGTTTGAAAGATATGGTAAAATGTATTGTCTTGCTCTTGGGTCTGACATATAATCAGTTACTTGCTGATAAACATAATTAACAGGTGTTGCGCTGTTATTTGTTATCGCAGTAGTTGCCATGTTAACCGGAGATTTAATCTCTAACTCTAATTCCCATGCTTTTTCTCCTGGATTGTTTTTTGAGTGTTCTTTTACTTTAGGTAAAAACTCTTTCAATCCTTTTTCGATTACTTCCATAAGGTCGTAACCTTTTGCCTCGAATGAATGTGTATTTTCTTTGATTTGAGAAACTTGTTCTTTCAACTCTCCAAACATTGTTTTTAATTCAGCATCGTCAAACGCTTTTGTTTCTTTTTTCTCAAATTCATCCATTCTATCTTGAAGGGATTTAAACTCTTCTTTTGTAGTCGCTTTCGCCAACTCTTCTTTGAAACCGTCGATTTTTGTGTTAATTCCTTCGGCTAATGCTTTTACTTCTAAATCGTCCATTTTTTTAAATTTTGATATAGGTTAATAATTCTTTTAATTGAGTGTTCTTTGACGGCTCTTTTGTTTCAATAGAGTGGATTTCCGGCTCTAATATCATTGATTTTAATTCTCTTACTTTTGCCTCTAATAGCTTACCATATTCATCTGAATAATTAAGCGATGAAAGTTTCATTTCTAATTCGTGAATTAGTTCTTTAGCGTCAGAATCTGACTTTATTCCATGTAGTGGTGTATCTGAAACAGCCCCAAACAATAAAGTAGAATATTCAAACTGCTTTACTTCAAACAAGTCGCGCCCTCCTTTTTCGTTTCTACTGAATTTGCCCTGAACTGGTTTGAATCCGTGAGAATGTTGCATACTTCTACCATGCTCTTGCCCGAACTTATAATCTTCCAACAAATCTCGTGCAACTTGTTTTTTTAGATTTAATTGACTTACTATTATACCGCTATTTGGGTCTTTACTTACTGGAAGTCCAACAAAAGTTTGCATACCCATTTTATGGTCAACTAAATGCACCTGAGAGCTTTCATTCCACGTTTTTGTAAACGCTCCCTTTACAAATCTGTCGTTATCATTGTCGAACTGGTCAAATTGTGTAATTTGAATAGTTACTAATCCTTTCTCCGAAACATCTTGTATTGATGTCTTAAGGTTTTTAGTTTCCTTTTGCATCTTGTGTATTATTAGTTGCCGTAGCAGTTGTGTAATTCAATTCTGTTAATTTCAAATCCAGCATTTCATTAATTTGGTCTTTATTAACTCCTGCTTTCATATAATTTAAAAGCGTTTCTGATTTTATTTTCTCGGTTTCTGCTCGTTCTTTAGCGAAAACTTGCATAAACGGTAAATGCTCCCAATCGATTAGAATTTCCTTGCCTTTGTAATTAAAGAAGTTCGCAAATGAAGCAAACCAGTTATTCCCTTTTGGCTGCAAACAATAACTTACAAATGCCCCTCTTGCTTTTTCTTGGTTTTCATAAGTTCCAGAATTAAATGCTTCTAAAACGTCTTTCGGATGGTTAAACATCGAACCAATCAAAAAGTAATCATTCAAATAACAGTCATCCAATTTTAATGCGGCAATATCAGAAACAAACCTTTTTATCTCTGCCATTGATTTGATAGCGTGAACATTTTTACGTCCGTTTATTTTGGTTTCAATGTCTTGCTGTTCAACTGTCGATAATCCTAACCCCTCTATTCCAATGTTTTTAGGGTCTGCTGCCCCAAAAATCATAAATTTACCTGAATACCTTACATTTATGTTTTTGGCATCTAATGCAGCTTCGGAATTACTTATTATTTTGTATAATGCATCTAACCTACTATTACCCCCAAACCAATTTCCAACTCCATTTGTAATATCAGGATTATGGATTATATATTTCCATTGCAATTTTTGAGAAGTTCCGTCCGAATAATCGTAATCAATATTAAAATTATTAATTATATCAATACTTGTTTTACTTAAAACTATTTTATCCTGCCACGTCATCATTTCTGTTGGGAATTTCATTTTGTGGTTTTCTAAAACATATAGTTTATTCTCAGGTGTCGCTATGTAACTATCCGCATAAACATAAGAATTACCTACCATGTGCCAAAACATCCAACTCCATTTAAAAAGACTTTCGTCTTGGAATGGGTTCGGGTTTTTAATCATTTCAAGGAACGGATCGGTTTCTAATGCTTTGCCGTTTTCATAAACGTAAACTTTACCTAAGCTAAATAAATCACATTGTAAACAAATTACTTTTAATACTGCTGGATTGCTGAATATTACTTGCAACTTACTTAAATCGCTTGTTACCGACTTATAATTTGTTGTTCCGTTAATTTCATTGTTCACATACATTAAAACGTCATCCAATGCATTTATCCCAAATACGGACGCTATGTTGCGCTGTAACCAATTCATTAAAATAAAAGTAAAAAAGCCTTACCATCCGATTTAGATAGTAAGGCTCTGTTAATATTCCGTTGGTACAACATCTTGATATGGGTTCTATGCATCTTCACATAGATTTATTTAACACAATTCAAAAGCAAATGTAATAAACTTTATTTACAAAATGCAATTACGTTAAAATAATTTTTACATTTGCTAATATTAATTAATAATTTAAATCTTTTACAAAATGAAAAAACTATTATTTCTGGCGGTTCTTATGATTTCCGCTTTGTCGATTGGTCAGGTGACGGGACCGAAATTAACCTATGCATCCGTTGGTAATTTGCGGAGTACTCCAACACACGCTACAACTGATACAATTACCAATACAACGGTAAAGTATCAGTATGGAATTATCAATGGCAGTAATCGCCACGTTACATTCCAATCAACGCTCGATAAGATTTCGGGAACTGTTGCCGGAACGGTAAAGCCTCAAGGAAGTGTAGATGGTGTTCTTTATACGGACATCGCTGGGCAAACCGCTTTTACTTTGACCGATGTTGCTCAGCAAACGTGTACATTTGTGATTGCTCCTAGTTCGTACCAGTTTTACAGAATTACGGTAACACCATCAGGAACGCAAAGCACAAAGATTGCTACTAAGGCACTCATTCGGCAGTAATTTGAAAATGTTGAATTTAAAAAGCCCTTACATTATGTTAAGGGCTTTTTTGTTTGATTGACGCAACCGTGCGCTACTAATCTCGACTAGCGAGGAGGACTCGAACCTCATTTACATACCAATTCTCAATCAACGAGCAGAATCGAACTGCAGTAATCTTAAATTTCTTTTAAAGTTAGTTCTTCACCAGTTAAAGCGGAATAAAGGTTTTGTAGCTGGTGAACGTATTGAATACTAATGCTTTGAAATACATCTTTGCCTTTTAAGGGTGATTTTGAAAATGGCGCAATATCAATATCATCCCTATAAAAACGAACTATAAATTGACCATCGAAATTATCGTTTTCTAAAAAATAAATAAAGTACGGAAAATCTGTTTGAATTAATTTTTTGTACCCAAACTTCAACAACCATTCTTCTGTTAATGGAAGAGGTTTAAAGGTTTTGATTAATTCACCACCAAAGTCTGTTTCGTCGATTTGATATGTGGTTTTAAAAGCATAAACCCAGTTTCCTATTCTAACTTCTTTTTTGTCCATAGGTTAAAATATATGTTTGTCTTTCGCTATCTTACACCCCTTACCTCTTTTGAATAGGTTGTTTTCTATTCTGCATCCGCAATCAGGTGTTTCAATTGGGTTTTCAGCAAATTCCACAACTTTAGCTGGATCACTTACTGTTTTCACAACCTTAATTTCATCTAGTAAATTATTTACATTCTCAGGCATAATACCTAAAAATTGTTCGTTCACTTCAATATCATCAACAACCGCTAAAAACGGTTTGCGAATATCGTTAATGAAATTTAATACTTTATCTTTTGTTGATTCCGGCACTCGCTCTTGAATAAGTACTGACGGCTCTGTAAATTTGTTTGGTCTTGCCATAATGTTAAATTTTAAATACCGTAACGTTTAAATTACGGTATTTGGTTAATTAATCTCTGCTTTTTTCAAACATCTTAGCAAACGGATTGTAGACTACCTGAGTTGTAATTAAACAACTTTTTTGCTGTTTGAGTGTTGTGTGGTTTTTAGTCACTAATTCACTCTTACCATCAACAAAGAAAGTTTCTTTCACCTCGTCTAAATTTACAACTTTGTTTGCGCCTTGAACGTAATGTCCGCTTGTTGAACTTGGAGCTACATTAACTCCTTTTAACTGTTTTGTTTCCATTTTAGTATTCGTATTTGATTAAATTAAAATATTCATTTCCGGTTATTGATACATACTCTTCCAATTCATCTTTAGAGTATTGGTTATTTTTCAACTTCTCAGTTGTTGCTTCGTCAAAAGTAGTTGAAAACTTCTCCCCTTGTCTTGATATTGTTTCAATATTTGACTTCAACAATTTAGGAACTTGATATAAACTTGCTATTGCATCCTTTGCGTTGTTATTTGATGGCTCAACTCCAAGAAAAAACATTCGATCCGTTGATGGACAATAACACCTTACGTAAGCTATTTGATTATTGTTTATATTTCCTTTGAATAAAGTATAAACACCAACATTCATTCCTTTAGTAGTTCCTTTTAAATATTCTTCTGCTTTTTTATCTACATAAGTATCGACTTCTTTTAAATGTTGTCTTAAAAGCTCAACTACCGATTCATCACCATGTACTTCTTGCAAATAAGACAAACAAGCCGCTTTTACTTCTTCATTGCTTTCTTTTGTAAAATCATCCATCGTGTATTTTTTTGACTGTAATTTTTCAAATAGAGGCTTATCAATTTTAACCCCTTCAATGAAATACATTTCTTGATTGTTATATTGAATAGCTGAACTTTCCGCACTATGTAATCTTGAATTTTTAAAAGATATTTTTTTTGGCATTCTTAAAACCAAAACAACCCTTTTACATAAAAAACATTTTGCAATATTAGCTTCGTTTACGTGGTTATAAAGCCAATCTAATTGTTCTGCTTTTTTAGTATTTAATCCAAATTCTTCTTTTATGAATTTATACCACATAAGATAAATTCTTGAATATTCGTTTGTTAAAAATAACCAATGATATTTAGGGACTTTTAACAACTCAGAATCCAACTCAGAATCCAACTCAGAATCCAACTCAGAATACAACTCAGAATCCAACTCAGAATCCAACTCAGAATCCAACTCAGAATACAACTCAGAACGCAACTCAGAATCCAACTCAGAATCCAACTCAGAACGCAACTCAGAACGCAACTCAGAATCCAACTCAGAATCCAACTCAGAATCCAACTCAGAACGCAAAAATGGCTTTTTGTTTTTAGACAACCATACTTTGTTTACTAATTCGGTATATCTTTTATTTAATTTGTCATTAAACAGTAAGTTGTAGAATTGTCGATATTCAATTAAATTGTCAGCAACAATCACAACTGGCTTTTCGTTTTGTTTACCTAATTTGTAAACATACTCTAAATATTCAACTGTTTTTTTTCTATCCCAATTCTCGTGTTCTTCGCCGTTGTATAAATCCTTTACGGCTTTTTCTTTGTAAAGTGTAATTTTAGATTTAATCTCTGGTGTAAAATCTGTAATCGTTTTCATTTTTATAAATTTTAAAGTTTTGTTACACAAAGATAATATTATTTCGTTACAAAACAAATATAAAATGATTTTTTTGTAATTTAATTGATTTTGTTACGTAACTAAACTATTCGTATTATTCCCTCACGCCTTAAAAATTGATAAACATATCGTGTAGGGTCAATCAAGTGATTGTTTATATCTTCAAACTCGTCGTCAATCACAATTCCATACCTGTCTGTTTTCCTAGAGTAGTTCTCCTGTTCGTATTTTAAATTTTTACTTGATGCTGTGAAAAATACAGGAATTGAGCTTAATCCATCTACACCGTCAACTATTGAACCGGGTCCTTTGTAAGCCCCAAATGCACAATCGTAACCAGCATCCCTTAAAGCTCTTATTTTTTCAGGTCTATTGCTGTCACAAGCTATATATTCATTAGTGTTAATTCCTAGTTTTCTAAAATAATAAACTACAAATCCCTCTGGTATTAACGATACTTGATTTCGTTCCTCTAAAGTTAGTTTTGCTTTTAAACTATCCTCCGAAAGATAATTCAATTCGTGTAGATATAATGCACCATCGTAATACTTTACATCTAAAATCCCGAAAGGGTCAACTTTCCCCCAGTCAACGCCTTTGTACGATGGTACTTTTAAAGAATGATAAACTGAATCAGGTATTTCAGTCCATTTAAATACTCTGTGCGGTCTTTCGGCTTTAGTTCCAAGCCCATACACTTGCCATTTAAAGTCATCGGCTGTATTAAACTCTTCGTTTTGCTTACACCTTGCAAGGTTTTTTATTAATCCGGCACTAAAATTTAAACGGTTTTCTTCTAAATTATAAACTCTTGCTTCTTGCTCTTTAATCAATTCTTTTGCAACCACATTTGACAAAGCAATAGATTGATACGATAATATTTTTTCTTTTTGTTCTACTGGACAAAATGGATTGTCTTTGAATGTGGAATGAATTACCAAAGTTCTAGGGTCTTTGGCTAAGTCGTCAGCCCAGTGGTCTTTCTTTGGGTTCATATCAATAAACACAAAGTCGGACGTTCTTTGGTCTATCTGGTCGAAAGTATCTCTACTTATCTTGTATGGCTCGTTTAACCAAGCTACATCTTGTGTAAGTCCGTGTACGGTTTCCTCGTCATCAGTCCCGTGAATCTCAAAAGTGCTTTCTGTATCGTAAGTAAATATTGATTCCGTTTTGTTAAACTCTTGGTTAACTTTGTAACGTCCTGTTTTTTTTAGCCTTTTTAAAGCGTCGTTTAAAACAGTTTTTTTACAGTCGGTCTTGGTGTCACGCCAAACGGTCATTCGTTTATTTAGTTCACTACGTCCGTAAGTATCAAGACAGTCAATAAGCGATACGGTTTTTGAGCTACGGGAAGAACCTCGATTTAAAATATAACGATACTTTCTAGTGCCATCAGGGTTTTTAGCGTGTATTGCTTCCCAGTTTTTCTGGTATACTATTGTGGCTTGGAAATTCATTTATTCATCTTCTGATTCAGGAGGAACTATTTCTACCAGCATTTTACTTGGCGTTCCTGGAATGTCTTTACCGTTTGTTGTATGATCAACTCCGTAGTTATTTTTCCATCCGAAATTAGAAAGTATAAAAATATTTCCCGCGCATTTATCGCCATAAGCCGTTGCAATTTCGTGATATTGCTCTATTTTAGTCATCGCTCTTTTAATTGAGTGCGAAAACTCAACTTTCTTTGCGTACTCATATAGTGTAGACCTACTTTCAAAACCAAGCCATAAAGCCAGTCCTGTTGATGTTGGCGGTTCTGCTTTTTTTATAATCTTTACCACTGGTTTTTTGGCTTTGCCATTTTTATAATAATCTTGTATCGTTTCTGTTTTTTCTTCAATACTAAAAAAATATGACTCGCAAAGATTTTTAACAGTTTGTATATCTTCTTCGCTTTCCGTGTTATAGTATGGCGGGCAACCTCCTTTATTTCCTACTGCATTCTGATTGCCGTAAGGTGCTCCATTTTTCTTTTTATCCTCTTCCATTTTGTAACGATTTAATAATCAAAGGTACTTAAATTTTATTACAAAATAAAAAATCCCTACTCTTTTGGAATAGGGAATAAAACCGGAGTTTGGTTTTTAGCGTTTCACCATTAACGCTTTATCGTATTTTAATGGAATCCTAGCGAATAACTTCCAAGTTTAGGTGCTTTTTGGTATCGCTTTTTAACTTTTAGTATTCTTCTAAATTTCAATTCCTTTTTTATTGATTCATTACTTCTTGTTTTTGGCGTTACTATTGGCATACCGTTACAATCTAAATTCGGAGTGCGTGTTTTAAAATCACAATTTGTTTTTTCCATGTTTTAAAGTTTTTCAATTATTAAATGTTCTTTTATTTTCTCGTCTTTTAACCAATATTCAAAGTCTGTTTTCGTAGTCGGAAAGTGGTTGTTTTTGATTACTGGGATTATGTTTTCGCCTTTTACGTTTGTGAACTCGTAAAGATTTCCGTCGCTTATTCTGTACTTAAAAATCCAAATATCGGTATCATCTAATGTTACTCGGTAATTTGTTGTTAGCATTCCATGAAATTAGATATTTCAAACTGGCTGTTTTGCTTGAACGCTTCAAAATCATCGAAAGGCATTAATTCAATTTCCTTTATTGGTGTTTCGATTAAAATTAAAGTGTCGTGTACGATGTAGGCTATTTTATCGCCTTTTAAGTTTCTACTGAATCCCATTTCGCAAAGTTCGGATATTCTTTGATCAATGATTTTTTGTAGTTCCGATTCTGATTGTTTTTCGTTAATTTTCATTGGTTTTTGGTTTTTTAGTTAAAATAATGTTTCTTGTTTTTGATTTAAAATATGTTGATACAATTCAATTGGTATTGCTGAACGTTCGGAATAAGTTTTTTTAATATCTAAAAATCCTGATGCTATAATTTGCTTTTTTAATTTTTCTGATAATCCAGTATTCATTGTAATTCTGTTCTTGTTCTTGTTCTTGTTCTTGTTCTTGTTCTTGTTTAAAGTTAATTTCTTATTTGAAAATATAATTGTGGGTTTTAAAGAAAAATCTTTTGAATTATAATTATCGTAATAAGTTAAATTTTTAAACCCTTTCAAATTGTGAAAATTATATAAATACTTAAAAAGTAAAGAAGTCGCTCCGTTTTCTATACACCAAAGCTCAGGATTGAATTTATCTATAATCTTAAAAGTATAATAAGCTGTTCTTTGCCCTAATAGTCTTAAACTTCTATGATGTGCTGCATAATTATTAGGTTTGTAGTTTTTTTGCCAATATAAATTATGCTCATTGTAATTTCTTTTGTAAAATCTTACATTCCCAATGTTTACAGTTATCCAGGTTTCACATGGCGGACTAGCAAAAATAATATCCGGTTTAGGTAGTTTCTCTAGTTTTTTTAAACAACTTCTTCGACTTAAATCCATTGATATGAAATTATCAGTAATTGCTGAGCTTGATGGTAATCCTATAGAGTAAACGACATATTCACTACTGTTTAAATTTTGCGTTATTGCTGTTTCAGAATCAAATAAACTCCATATTACTTTTGGTTTCATAATTTAAGTTATTTTAAAATGTAAGCCACAATAAGTAAAAAAGTAATCACTCCAATGGTTAAAAAAACCTTTTCGGCTTGGCTTATTACAAATTCCTTTTCAGTTTTTTCGTTGTATTCGTTGCAAAACTTACATTGGTTTTCGCATTTATCCCCGTAGTCTTGGTTGTTGGTGCAGTAGAAGTTGCTCATAGTTGTAAATTTAATTGTTTTTTCGCTTCGTTTCTAATTTTTTCGGTATTTTCTGAAAGTCTTTTTTTGGATTGTAGTTCGGAATATTCTTTTGAAATCCAAAGTTGTTGAGGTCTGCAATGACAAATAGGGTTCTTTGATAATTCAAATCCGTTTTTTAATATCAACCCTTGTTTTGATAACGCCCTGAAAACAGCGCCATAAACTCTAGGCTCAATCGGTTCTTGGTTTCCTAATGAGTAGTAGTCTTTTTTTAAGTCCTCACTGGAAAACGCTTTAAATTTAGTTTTAACCCAGTCGGAAGCAAAATTCAACACTTCATTAAAATATTGTAAGTTGTTTTGTTGCACTTGGTCAATTGCTTTTTGTGTTATTTGTCGAGGTGTTTCCATAAGTGGTTATTTTAAATATCCTAATTCTCTTGCTTCTTTTGGGTTGTCGTGAATCCAATTATGACCATCCCGACTAACTGCTATCCAAGTTGAAACGTCTAAATAATATTTCGCTCTGTCTTTTCCACAATAAGTATGATGCACTTCAATTGTCGGCTGCTTTGTAATCGGGCAAATTCTATTCTCAGGCTTTCCTAAAAACTCAATTCTCAAAACGGTGTACTTTGCATCTTCAATTATTTTCTTTTTTGATCGCTTTGGAATTATGTAAACTTTCTTTTTTACGTCGGTTCGCATTTTCGGACTTTCTAATTTTGCTTTTAGAGGATAACCTTTATCTTTAATTTTACAGGCTGCTGAGCAATGCGTATCTCGAATTGAATTGTAAACCTTTATCGTGTTTTCACAATCTTTGTTTCCGCATGGTTTTGTTTTGGGTTCTTTTTGCATTTTGTTTAGTAATTACATAAAGTTTAATTTCGAGTGTATTATCTCGGTTTCTCTGGTGATGTATATTGTTTCTACCGTACTTTTTTCTATAAACTTTATATTTGGGAACATTTTCTTTAATTGTAATTCAGAAAATCTATATCCACGATTTCTTTCGTTTGTTAAATTCAACCCTAATTCCTTTGCCCTCTCTATCATCTTTTTTGGTGTCCCCCCGTACATTTTTTGAACGTCAGCAGTTCTGTAAAATATGATTTTTTCACCCCCTAAATTTTCGATTATATTTTCTATTTTTTTTATTTCAGCGTCAAGTTCCTTTTCTATTTTTCTTTGAAAATCTATTGTATCAACAGCGTGTTTACAAGTACTCCATTGTCGATAAATTGAAAGGGCTATTTTTGACGTTTTATTGTCGGTCATTGTTGTTGCTAAGTAGAAATAAATATGCCTTGCCCTAACTATTCTTTTATCCCTAGATAACGACCTTAATTCCATCGGAGTTACTTTGTAAAAATTGCAAACTTCATTTTTAATTATATCTAAGCTCATAATTCAAAAATTACATTAGCACCATCTTTTATTTTTCTGTTGAAAAACTCAATCAAAACAAGTTCTTTCATTTTAGGCTCTATTTCATCAAACTTTCCAATATCGATTAACTTGATAATGTTTTGCTTTGCAGTCCGTTCTTGCAACGATAATGCTTTTTCAGGAGCGTGTTTCTCTTTAAGGATTTCTACTGCTTCTTTGGTTTTCTCTTGGTAGTATTTTCCTAAATTACTTTCCGGATTACTGGCTATCTTTATAACTCCATATTCAACTAAAGAATTAAATCTTACAGTAGGTAAATCAGGAGTTTGTAGATTATCCATGTACTCGATGTAAGCCTCGTTAATTCGCCTTTTATCCAACAAAATCTTTTCATCATCGGACATTATTTTTTTTATTTCATCCATAGTAATTGGTTTTTCTTTTTTAACTATTACTTTTTTTGTTATTCCGTACTCGGTCATTTCCTCAGGTTTAAGCCACGATATTTTAAAACCTCTCCAGTTCTTTTCAACTGCAATACGCATCCCTAATTCGTAGCTTATTTTATATTTGTCGCACTCATTTATAAATCCTTGCAAACCTATTTTTGTATGCGCCCGTTTCATTAATTTTCCTACTGTGATATAGTCGTTAACGATGTCTGTATTTGAAACTAATTTAAGCAATTCCGACTTATAATCAAAACCTTTTACAACTTCTTTTGGCGTAGTAATTCCCCTTTTCAATTGTCCAACTTTTTTATACAAATCAGGAATAGCCGTTAATGGTAAATCATTCAATTTATTTAGATTGATTATTATTCCCTCTTGTAATTCTAAAGTTAGTTTTTTCATTTTACCAAGTCTTTTACGTTATAGCTTTCAACATCTTCGTTATTTATCCTTACAATTTTAAATCCTCTTGATTTTAAATATTTGTCTTTTGCGTAATCTCTTTTTATTTGCTCTTTAGTTTGGTGATAACCTCCGTCTATTTCTACGCAAATTTTATATGGTTTTGGTATATAAAAATCTACTATACAATAAAAATCGCCTACAAAAAACCCTTTTTGGAAAATATATTTAACATTGTTTTGATCTAACTTTAATTTAAAGTCTAGTTCATATTTTGTTGCATTATTAATTAGCTTTAATCTTCTTTCAAAGAATGTTTTCTGTTTATCTGAAAAAGTTAATGTGCTCATATTTGCTTTTGTTAGTTTCTTTTGGTTTGGCTATAGTAATCCCAACGGAAAACAGTATTAAAACTGAAATCCAATTAGGACTAATACCTTGCTTCCGTTTAGTACTTCCGGTATAAGGTGATGGATTTAATTTAAGCTAACCCAACTCGCATACTTTAAACGCTTAACCGTTCGCTCTGCCATTATGCTTTAGTTTGGCACTTACTTTCGAGCATCCCGAACCTAACGATTCATTTTGTAGTAAGTTTTAAAAGAATTTCCGCAAACGTGATTTTAGACAAAAACAGAAATCCCGCAAAGGAGTGGAAACTCTGCGGGATATTATCATCTGTTTAAGCAATTCGATAAAATCAGATAATCAATATCCGATTCCACTCGAATTGACTACCGCAAATATAAAACATTATTTCAAATAACAATAAAAACTTTCGATTAATTTGGCTTATAATATGCTTGAAATCTTACAACCTCGCCATATTCAGGAGATTTAATTAAACCATCACCCATTCCCGCTAATGATTCCGCTCCAGCTTCGTCTAATACCACCATTGAATCAACTGCTTTTGGAACTTTAAAGCAAATCTGAACTGGAAAGTTGTTTTTAATATCCCCGTTTACCACTTTTACAGACGCTCTTTGCGTTGCAATCATTATTCTAAATCCTGATGAACGCCCTTTTTGAGCTAATATGCCTAAATTTTCCTCTAGCGATTTTTCAACTCCTACTTTTACTCTTTGCATTTTCTCTTGTGGTTCTGCGCCTCCTAAAAGTGCTGCTGCCGAAAGCCTATAAAAACCTTGTGATTGCATTTCGTAAATATCCAATTCCTTACCTGATTTAGCTTGGTCACAAGCATCCTTAAACTCGTCAAATATTACCGCTGTAAATTTCTTTACTCCCGCTTTTATTCTGTCGTTCATTTCAATAACCAATTCACGCATTTTATTTTCAATATCTTCAATCTCCGAAAATATTTGTACTCCCTCAATTTTTAATCTTGAAAATTCAAACTTTGGATCAAAAACAATAATGTCCGTAACTCCTGATAATTTTAAATATTCGATTGATGAAATCATTGAAGCTGTTTTACCACTGCCAACCGAACCGCAAACCAAAACATTAGTAGTGGAGTGGTTTTCAATATCCCAAACAATTAAGTTTCCTAAATTATCTTTACCTAAAGGGATTTTTTTATCTACCAATTCTTTAGCGTCGAAAATCAAATCAGTTTCACGTTTTTTGGCGTGTTCTACCGCTAAATAGGCTTTGTCCTCATAAACTGATAACTCTTTTGCTACTCTTACGTTTGGAACATTTAACGCACTCGCAATATCCAATGAATGACTATGTATTGATGAAATTTTAATTCCCGGCTCGAACCTTAGTAAGTATGTGTTACTTGAATAACCGCTAAAGTTATGTTCAACTGCTACTGGTATGTTGAATCGTTTTAAAACGTGTTCTATTTTTTCTGTGTTTTCCATGTTTTTGTTTGTAAAGTCGTATTGAATGAATGATGATGCTTTTTCTTTAAATTGTTTAAGTAGTTTCGGAGGGATTGATTTTGTTTCCGAATCCTTAATTTTCTTTTGGCGTAATTCGATTAAATGCTTTTTGCTTTCATCGATATTGAAAGTCATTTCCGGCATCATTCTTTTAAATAAGAAGTCGTATTGTTCTGCTCTACTTACAAAATTATCTGATTCATTCATAACGTAGTCGTGGTCAGGATTTGAAACAGCTTCTAGCATTTTTCTAACCGGAGAATATAATAAATATTCATAAGTGGCTATTACGTCATTAGTCAACTCAACTTGAAATTTTGCTAGCTGTGGCGATTTATCTCTATTTTCTGGAATCTTATTTTCAACAAACCAAACCTCGTCCGCATAAATTCCTTTAATACTTCCATAAAGCAAGTAATATAAAACCGATTGCGTACCAAGTGAAAATGCAGCTTCTTCCTCGTCAGAATGTTTTGATTTACTCTTGTGGTCTAATATTACTATTTTACCTGATTTTGATAAGAAAACTAAATCAACAACACCGCTTGCGGGCAATGGAATTTCAACACCATTAAGAACTATAAAATCTTTCATGTATAATTCCACGTCTAAGATTTCTTCAATGTCGTCAATGTAAATCGAAAGTTCTTTAAAAAACCACAACAATAATTTACTTACATCTTTTGTAGCTGCTTCGATACATTCTAAAACCGACGGTGTAGTTTTTTGTAACTTCCAGTCTTTCGCTTCAACACTTTCGATTTTAGCAAATGCGATTTGTTCTAAATCAATTATATCAACATCTACGCCCTCTTTTCGCTTTCTGAAATAGTATTTTAATGCTTCATGGTAAGCGTTTCCGGCAACTGCTGAGGGAGCTTTTCTGAATGGCTCTCGGTAAATGTATTGCATTTCAAACACAAGCTCATTTCTTGCGAATTGGGACGCTGCTGAATAACTCCAACTGCTGATTAGAAAACGGCTGAAAACCTCTTCTAATTCGTCAGGACTTAGTTTTTTAAAGCTATTCTGTATCATACTGTTGATTTTTTAATTGTTCCTACTTTCGCTTTTCTTTTAGGTTTTTCGGGATCGTATTGATTAAGCGTTTGTGTTATCTGGATTCTTTTCGCTTCAATCTCATTATCGATTATATTTTTAATCGGGTCGTAGTGTTCCGATGGTAAAAACTCTCCCATCTTTTCAAATTGCAATTTTAAGTTTTGCCATTTTTCAGGTTTTATGTTTCCGATTTTAGGAACGTAAATATTAAGTTCCGAACCGAACAAAGGAAAGACCCCCATTGCGTCTTTAATAGCGTCTGAAATAGCAACTGAAATAGCGGCTTTTTCTGGGTGCATTGCTGATATTTCACAAACTGCTCCTCCATCCTGAAAAGTCCATTCTGATTTATCAAAGTCAAAATAATGAACCCGTAAAATAACCTTTACGAATTTCGTTGTAATCAACTCGGTTAAAATTTCTTTTCTCCATTGAGTTCCCCAAATCCCATTTAACAAAATCAAAACCTTGTCAATTGGTAAATAGTTATATTCTTTGTGAATTTCGTGTTTTATAACCCAGTCTTTATTTACTGGTGTATTTAAAACTTGGTGTAATTTTCCAAGCTTATTATTGCCCGAATAAATGTTTTGTAAATTAATATCCATATCTTTAAAAAGTTTTGTTACACAAATCTACAACTAATTTATTTAATTACAAAACTATTTTTTGTTTTTTATTTGTAGCTTGAAAATCCAATTTGATAATTCCGATAACTCCAACCCTCTTTTTTCTCGATTTTTAAAGCGTCACCAAAAGTCATTTGTTTAACGATTATTCTTTCGCCTTTGGTACAGACTACTTCAATCATTGTGTCTTTTGGGAGTAGGTTGTTTTTACCAGCGTAATAATTTTTTGGAGTGTCTAATATTATTCCTTGCTCCATAAATCGCTGAATTTACACCCTAAAACCTCAATTAACCCTTTTGTAATACGAAAATAAGGCGTTGGGAAGTTCTTGTAAAATTCGTAGTTTTCATTGATTTTATCAACGTTTTCTGGATCAAAAATAACTTCTAAATGTTTAATCATTGAAGCGTTTAAACGATAGCAATTCGTAATACTTTCGGGATTTTTTTCACCTATCTCGATTGCAATTGATTTGATCGTTTTCTTTTTTTGTGCCGGATTCGAATCGTTATGTTTTTTGATCGCCTCTCTTGGTGTGAATTTATATTTTTGGTAAAACTCGCCATAAGCATTTTTAATACAGTCTTCCTTTGTCATATCTAATTAGTTTAAATTGTTTTTACTGAAAATATTCGGATTACTTAAAATAAATTCCAACGCTTTTTTACACGCTTCGTTTGGGGTTGTGGCCTCCGTTTGTTTACCGTTTGAAAAATTAATAGGGTTTCTCCAAACTATACTCCATTTTTTAGTGAAATAGCAATAATTTAAAAACACATAAGTAAATCCTGATGCTTTATAATTGTAACTTACAATCTCAATTAGCGTTTCATCTGTTGTCATAATTAGTTTATTGTTTGGTTAATGTTGATTTTTTCTTTAGACCTCTTAAGTGTTTTTTCTTATGAGCAACTATTTTTTCTCCCCACGAAAATTGACTATAATAATCAATTCCGTTTTCGCAGTATTTAATCAGATAATTTACATCCTCTTGTTTTGATTCATCAAATTCCATTCTTTGAACCTTTTCCAATTTACTTGGCGATTGTGTTTTTGTTTCCGTTATTCAGTTGGGTTTTTAGTGTTTTTTGTATCGGTAATTTTACCAAGGTTGATTACGAAATATTCAATTCCTTTAACTGCTCCCCAATCAGGATTTCCCTCTCGTATTTCAACACCTTTAAATTCAATAATCATCTTAGGAACTTTATTCCCGTACCCGTTTGAGAACTCAATAAAGTCGAACTTCTTAAAGAATCCATTTGGACAAGCGCGTAAGTGTTCTTTTGCGTCTTCAATAGTTTGGCTTGCCCAAGCAAAATCAAATTCTATCAATCGGCTAATCCAAAAACTTTTCATTTCCCGATATTCCTCTGTCTTAATACCTGCCAAAATCATATCAAACCATTTCTTTTTAAGCGTTAACCTCAATATTCTTGTTTCCATTTGTTTATATGTTAGTTATAAATTTATTGTTAAAATCTTTCAAATAAGTGAAACACTAATGCGCCTTTTTGCATTTGAAACGTCCCAATGTATTTTCTATCAACTCCCATATCACAATGTATAGGATTACCAGTTCCGAACACCTCAAAACACCTTTCTTCGGTTGCTGTATTTGGTTTAACCAAAGCCCATAAACAAGGTTTTTCATTCTGATTTTGCACTGATAATAATTCAGCGTCTTTTGGCATACGAATAAATTGTTTATCAGTTACTTCTAATTCGTATTTCCAAATTGTTTTTTCCATAATCTCTATTTGGTAACTATATATTTATTCAACCCAAAACCCTATTTGTTACCGTTAGAATAGAGTGGATTTTTTAAAATTTAACTTTGCCTTTTAAAATGGCGTATCTTACTCTATTATTAGCGTTTCTGTAATTTTTCCTTATTTCTTCCCAATACGGACTATCACTTTTTTCATCGTTCCATCCGTCTTTCCATCGTTCCCATTCGGGCGTAAATCGTTTGTACGGATTGGTCTTTAAAGTATATCCATCGTGATAAGCATTATGCCCTTTGTCGTAGGCTATATCTTCGCTATCCATTAGATGTAATAAATATCTATTCCTTTACCTGTTCCTGAACGATGTTTCCAACAATAATAAACAACGTAAGTATATTTAAAAACATCGATTTGGTCTTTTACTATTTCCAATGGTTTTGGGGGATTATTACCATAATCATCAAAAATATCGAAAACCTGCATACTCTTAAATTTCAAATTAGGACCAGTCATAGTAGGTCCAACTATCATTTTTCCAAATACCGAATCTGAAACGCTGTAAAGTTGGGGATTGAAAAGCTTTTTAAACTTCGCCCACGTCATTACATTTGCTGATTTTGTGTTATTGTTCATTTTAAATCAATTCAGGTTTAACAATCTTATAGCCAAATAAAATTTGTTGGTATTCGGCAGATAAATTTTTAACCTTATCCAATTCAGATTGATTATGCTTATACTTACCCGCTTGTCGGTCTTTTTCCGCATTGAATAAAAATTCTTGAATATTGGCTAATTTTTTAAATTCCATCTTTGGAATGTCAAATGCTCTTAAATCGTAAAAGCCGTGAAATGGTACATAGTTCATAATTAATTGTTTTTTATTGTTACACGCCTTGCAACTCCTTTAAAATTGCTTATTGAAATACCTTTCAAATTTTGTCCTAAGTAATGTTTAGCATCTGAATTGTTTACATCAATTACTTCGTCCCATTCACAATAACCTAAGAAGCAACTTAAAATTAAATCCTTGTCTTTTGTAATATCTTCAACATCGCAAAGAATTTCATATCCATCGGGAAGCTTTTCAAGAATTTCACGATATACACCTGTTAATGCTTCATCTATTTGTTTCATCACAAAGCACCTTTTAAAGCATCATTAAAATCAATTTGGCTAATACCGTCTAAATCGGATGATATTTCTTTTAGAACCAACTTTAACCGTATAATTTCCTTATCCGTGAAATATGCAGAATGCGTTGGATTTAATTTGTTGCAGAAAGTACCCAAAGGCATTTCCATTTTAGAAGCCAAAACGCCCTTGTTTAGCTTCCATTTTTCTACGATTTCTTGTATCATCGGTTAGTTGTTTA